CGCATCGAATTCCTCTTTGAAATCGGGTTGCTCTAAATAGACGGGATACTTCCTGCCGACAGCATCAATGAGTGCTTCCCGGTTCACGTCTTTGTAAGCCGGATACGTTTCGAGTAATTTGGTCATTACTTCGCTCATTGAGGAAACAGGTTCAGTGGGTCTTTGGGATTTGTCGCTGCTGGTTGCCCCTTCGGAAGCGCGATGAAATCATCATAGAGCTTTCGCAAAGCTGGAGCTGCTTCCTCTGGCGTCTTGCCGGTGCTGCGAACATACGTTCCAAGTGAACGGTTGAAAAATTCATCCCACGTGACTTCTTTGCCTCGATTCAGTAGCAGTCGGTTCTGCCGCAGAACTTCTCGCTCTGCCTTCGCCTCATTATTTGTGACAGCGAGTTCGTTGCGGGCTACGATTGCAGCATCCATTCTTTCCTTCGCGGCTTGAATTTGCGCATCCGAGATTGATTGCCTGGTTGCTAGGGTTTCACGGACTGATTCAGCCCTTGCATCTGTCGCCGCTTGCTTAGCGCTGTAAATTTGAGCACCGCGAACGCTGCCCTCGATTAGCTGCAAGGCTTGCGGATCGACATTGCCGCCCTTCTCGGCAATCTTGCCGTAAAGCCGACTCACCGATGCCGGATTGTCCCATTGGGTTTGCCCTATCTGCCCCCAAATATCCGCACTCGATTTCTGGATGTCCAGCGCGGTTGAAATTTTCTCCTGTTTAATCTGATGATCCAACGCCGCATTCGCAATCTGCGCCTGCATCTCCTGCTGTCTTAACGGAAGCAACGCCTTCTCAATGTCCAACTGCTGTTGCCGCTGCTTCAACTGAAATGCCTCAGCAAGACTCATCGGCTGGTTGCTGTCAGGCCGTTGCTGCAACCATGCGGGTTCGTAGTTGAGGTTCAGTTCAGCCATTTTAATCGAATTGCACAATTGCCGCCGAGTTCAGTCCAATAAACCGCCTGCCTGCGAATTGTCGATTTGTCTTTGTCATGAGCACCAGGACGTATCCGCAGTCGCAGCAGCGCGCCTCCCGATGTTCGATTATTGCTGCCTGACGTCGTTTGCATTTTGGGCACAGCCAAGTAGCCCGATTGAGGTTCAGTTCAGGCATGAGAATGTGGGCGTTGTTTAAGACCGGCTAAACGCCCAACTAATCTTGCAAGACGTAAAGCCGCAAATGCAAACTTCCTGTCATCAGAATCTCCGCGAGTTTCTAATTCGTAACCTGCCCTTCCAAGTAATGTCGTTATGTCGTCCCTGATAGCTTGTTTAGACTTTGTGTTTTGGGTGTCGTCAAACTCGAAGCAACTTATTTGATGTCGTACTTTCATTAATTGAACTTGCAGTTTAGGGATTATTTCAATCTCCCCCACTCATCAAATGTATCGTTATACCAAGCATTTGATGAATCCATTCCTCGGCCTCCTCCGCCACCTCCGAACATGCTAGACGTTCCGCCCATGCCGCCGCCTTGGCCTCCAGATCCACCGCTCCCACCGCCCCCCATCGCACCGCTGATACCCATCGTCGCCGCGCTCGCTAGAGTGCCCTCAACCCAATCGGTCAGACCTGCTAAGCCGTGCTCCAACCTGCTTCCACTTGCAGCGACCTTCGCTTTGTATAGATCATAGTTGAACCGATTGTTGCGTTCCTCGACCGCAAATCCAATCTGTTGCTGAGGACTAATGAACATCGAGGTGGCATCGGCCAAACGCGGCAACCTGGAACTCGCAGCCTGCAACCAGCGCTCAGACGCAGAAAGACCTTCCCGAATGATGCCCAACGATGTTAATCCCAGATCCTCTGCCTCTGCTGCGCCAGCCATTCCCGATCCTCCATAGCCGCCAGCAAAAGACTTCGCCCCGCGCGAACGCTGAACCACTCTCTGGACATCTTCCGGCACTTCACCCCTGAGCATTGATGAGATTTGCTTTCCTCCCGTTTGCATGATCTCGTCGTAATTAGGGATCGCTGCCTTCAGCATGTCCTGCAACTGCTGGAAATTGAACTTGTTGATCCCGGCGGCGAGTTGGGTAGCCTCTGGTAGAGCCGCAATGTTTCCGGCAATTGCTTTCTTCTGCTCGGTCTGTGCGCTTATCTCCGGCAGGTCTGGGATATAACGCAGAAAATCACTCGTCCCGTAAGCGGGAGTCAATCCTAACGCATTGCCTAACACATTGGCTGACATATCAGATGATACTCTCGATGTATCCAGCGCCGAATAACGCTGGGTCTTGGAAACGCGGCGTGGCCACGGGGCCGTCGCCGTTGAAGTTGGCTAACTCTTCTTCGAGTAGATTTATCGCTCCGCCTCTGCGCGATGGTGTTCCGTATTCGTTCGTGACCGCGCCCTCGATAAGCCGCATCGCGTTATCGTATTGTCCGTTTTCTTCCTCAAGGATGCCCTGCACGCAGAGCTTTAGGGCTTGAAGATTTCCGATGATTAGATAGTCGGTATCACGCGCCACGGGAATGAATGCCATTTTGACGAGCAGATCGACCGTGTGAAGGTCGCAGTCGTTGTCGCATTGGTTGTTGGTGCCCGACATGCTAAGGCCGGGAATCAGGTAGCGCCGATACTGCGGCAGTGTCTCGTCAGGTTCGTAAACCGCCAGCGCATTCACATTGGCCATGCTTGGCACGTCGTACGAGTAAAGGCGAATGTTCCCGTTCGTGACTGGCTTCTGCACTCCGGTCAAGCTGCTGAAATAGTTCACCGTGATCTGGAACGTCGTGCTCAGTGGCACGCGCTCGCCGTCAATCCACGTTCCGTCTGGAAGTTGCGTCAGAATCCAATTCGAGTTCTCGTCAAAGCCTTGAAGGAGGATGTAGGCGTCTGGATCTTCGTCGATGTCCGCGTAAACTTTAATCTTCTGAGTTCGGCTGCTCATCTCATCGAAGGCAACGGCGAGACCGCGAGTGATTAGCGTGTTGCCGGGGCAGTCGCCTTCACCAAGGATGCCGTAGGAAGTCCCTTGGAACTCAAAGAACTCGTTGCGAATCATTCCAGGGCAATTGCAAAGTGCAAAACCTTCGACGACTTCGAAATGTCTGGGGAGCGTGATACACGCAGAATTGATGCAGGTACGATAACGCTGAAACGTGCCCTTCCATTTACCGCGCGGAAGTAGGCGCTGAACAGCTTCGTTGAGATATGCGGGAACCTTATCGCTGGTCGCGCAAACCCCAAGAACCTTGGCAATGGTTGGCCTTGCCGCGCCTAATGTGAGTCTCATCAAATTGTATAGTAAACGCGCGCCGTTCTCTTTACGATATAAACCGCGACGTAAGGCGGCATGTTCTCATGCGGCTTTGAATCGACCGGAGGCGTTGCCGAAGTGTCGCCACCTGCATTTGCTAGGGTTGTATTGATAGGGGTTTCCACTGTGCCGATACTAGCCAATCCATCATTGTTGGGATACACATTTCCACCGCCAGAAGGCGGGTTGGGATCTGAACCCCATGCCTTATTCAAGGGTTTACCGGCCTGTTCCTCAGCCTGCGGCGTGTGCGTGTGGGGAAACATTTCTTCAAGCGTGAGCTTCACCTGATCCAATCCGCCCGTGTCGCCCACGGCCAGAACTGTCGTTGACACCGGCAGCGTTCCCACGCCGACAATCGTTCGTGCGGCAAAGTCCGTGTCCTGTTCCCAGAAGCTGCCCGTGACTTGCGTTGGAGGCGTCACGGTCGGGTCAACGCCGTCTCCACCGTCGAAGGCGTAAAGGTCCGCCAATGTCCCAACCCAAATCTGCCGCATGTCAGAAGAGGCAGGGACGGGATGCTTCTTCGTCCACCGCCCATAGCCAAATGTCCACGTTCCCAGATCACCGCCAGAAACGTCTGTTCTTATCCAAGGCTTGTTCTGGTCGTCAACGCCGGGAATGTCCGAGCCGAAATTGAAGCCAATACCGAGATTGCCGGGAATAGTTCCGAACGCACCCGTGAAGAAATCAATGAGCAACTGTTGCCACGTCCCCGGATAGCAATAGCCGGGAGGAAGGCTCGGAGGGGTCAACGGAATTGTTGTGGGGGTTGGCATTATTCGGCGCTATACGTGAATGGATTAACGTCGCATCCCGAAACTCCTACGCACTCTCCAGCAGTCGGGCATTCTCCTGCTGGCGACTCATCGCGCCAATGAGCGTGCAGAAGAAAATTCTTAAATCGACAGTGGCCGGTGATTTCCTCTCGCGCCTGAAATTCAAACCCCAGATTCATCGGTCTGCTCACCGACTCGTTGCAAGCGTCTGAGGGTTGTGGAAATTTCGTCTTCGGTCGGTACTGCAATCTGTACTGCTGCGGTCCCACTTGGGGTTGTCCGCATTCGGGAGTGGAACAATCTTCGGATACGGCACATTCGCTCCAGCTTATCCAAGGTGTCCAAATTGGCATTTGGTCAGGCCGGAACATCAGATTGAAATTGACCGTTCCAAATACTTCATCAATCGCCTGCTGCCCCGTCATTAATTGTTTCTCGCCGAAGCCTTGATCATTGAAACGAAAACTTCTTGTCTCAAAACTCCACTGGATTGGTTTTATTCCATTGTCCTGCCTTGCATCACGAGACAATTCCCATAATTCGATTTTGTTCGCCGCCGATAGGACAAACATGAAAGCCCGCTCCACTTTATTCACGGTTGCGGTTATTAATTGCAGGATCTTTAGGCCGGACCATACCCCATTCCAGGCTGGGGCACTCTGGCGCCCAATGCCAGATACAGTCGCAAAGTCCAGAGCAACCATCCCCCGAAAATACGTGCCCTTACTCGTCCATACCGGGCTAATTGTTTCAAGAAGCCTATTGTCGAACACGATTGAACTGGCATGGCTGAGCGTTTGTCGCTGGTCGAAATCGAGAACAGTTCTTATCTCATCCGACATGCCGCTGTTGGACCAAGTGTTTTGCCCGCCGAGTTGAAAATTCCTGCGAGCGACGATGAAGCTGCGAATGTCCTGAAGCGAGCGAAACCACAGGTCGGAATTCACCTGAGACACCACCGTTTGATTAACCGGCCCAGCGCCAATCATCGAAATCGTTTCAATTGGAAAGGTCACCAGCTTCCAAATAGCGCGATCAACCGGAGCGTTTATCGAGAAGGCGTGCGTCTCGGTGAATACGATCAGCGGCCCCTGTCCGGTCGAGGTGTCCAGCACCGCAATCGGTACAATGGCCGTTATCTGCCCCGCCGAGTCTGGAATCGAGAATGCCCCGCCCCTAGCGAGCAGATCGTTCTCAGTCATCTTAAGGACCGCATCGCGGTAATTGTAGGTTGCCGTTCCGCTCGGACCATAAACCAGATCGCCAGCAACAAATTGGTGCCGATCCGGTGACGCGATCCAAATTCTGCCCATGACGTAGGCCATGACGGTGCCGACGGGAATCTCGTTCGGAGTTGCGCGTCGAGCTGTAGCCCCGTCGAAAATGTACGGGGAACTCACCCCGTTCTGCTTAAGAAAGAACTGCTCGGCTTGAATCATCCACGAGAACTCAAGTAGGGACGAATCGGGGTCGCCGGGAATCGTGATGTCCTGAACCTTGAACTGATTGGCGATGTCTATTTTGAACATCCGACCGCCAATTTCCGCCATGAGCACGTCATCACCTGATGCAGTGCGATAGCGATGCGCCCCTTGAAACTTGGCATCCTCGAATAGCGCTGGATCGACGCCGGGGAATCGAAGCGTGCGCTTGTTCACGCCGGGACGAGGTTTGATGTAGCCTCCGCGCATCTGAGCATTTACAGCGCTGGCTACCTGCGTCGGCTTGATGAGCGAAGGCGCAAGGCCGGAATCCACACCCGATTCGAGTGTAGTAAAGCCGTCGGTCAAACGTCTCGCGTCTTTTACCATATCAGTCAAATTTTTCGCCAAACACCCACAGCCGGACTGTTGCACCTGCGGTCCCAAAGCCTCCCAGTCGCAGGTAAAGCACCCCAGACACAACGAGCGCGACCAGTGCATAAGACGCCAAGGTGAACTCCATCCAATCAATTGAGGTTGCCAAGGTGAAAACCTGCCCAGGGTCAACGACAACGTTACCGCTCCCACCGATGCCGGTATAAATCGCGCATGTCGGCTCCGCAAGTGGGCTGTAACTGCTCCCCTCGATGATTATGCTGCTTATCCGGCAGCGCGCCGAGTTTAGGGTGATCGTCTGATCCCCTGGATTATCGAAGGCTATTGTTGCCGAACCGAGCAATCCCTTGCGTGCAAGGTATATCGCTGTCGGCACTCCTGCCGGACCTGCCGGGCCTGCCGGACCTACTGCACCTGCGGGACCGGCAACGCCAGCAACTCCTTGCGGGCCTGCCGGACCTGGTGGACCGTCAACACCGATAGGCCCGGTAGGACCGGTAGGCCCAAGACCTATCGGCCCTTCGGGACCAGCAGGCGTGAGCTTTGCCCCGCTCGGAATCACCGTGCCTGCATCTACGTTGTTTGGATATGCGCCCATTTATTGCGGCCCGGTCCAGCCGGTAGATTTATAATGAACGACCCAGTGATTAGCCCTATGGCATCGGACTTGGAGAACGCTGTAGGGAACGTCGCTGTGAATATCGCCATTGACTGCACTAGCTACCGCTCCATCGTGGATGATAGCGCCTCCGGTAGCCTGTAGCTGAACATTGAACGCAGCATCAACAACAACACCGTACTCCAATCCAACTGTAGCCGTTGGTAAATCGTACCTGTTGGTAGCTACCGCACCAACATTACAAAGTACGGAACCCGAATCGGCAGCAAGAATCGTATAATTAGCTGTTTTGTTGAGGTTGGGGCGATTTATCTGCAAGCTGGTGATCGCATTCTCGTTGTTGTTGAACAGTTGCCAAACGCCATCGGATGAGGCGAAAAAATGACCGCGACCTGTAAATCCTAAACTGAAGCCCGCCCCGGCGTTCATATTACCTTGACCCGTGACTGTGCCGGTTGCGGTTATGTTCTTAGTTGTTAAGTTGGTTGTGACGGTCAGATTGTCCCACGTAGCCAACCTAGTGGTTTTGTTCCACGTCCCGTTAGTTGCTGCGGCGAAGGCACCGCCATCATTATAAATAATCCGCGTATCAGAACCAGGTGCGGTTGTGGATTGCTTGGCGTCGAGTTGGGTCTGAATGGCCGAAGTCACACCGCTGACGTAGCCTAGTTCAACAGAAGTGGTCGTTGAATTGGTAAGCCCACTGGCACCATCGCTAACCAAAGCGCGACTCGCGGTGAGATTGGTGGCTGTCAGTGCATTGGCAGATAGGCGTCCAGTCAATGTAACATTTGTGCTGCTAGAGACCGCAAAGGGAGATGATACGAAATTTGTCCCGCTTGTCCCGGTGGTCGCTGGGATCACGCCCGCCGCTGTCATGCCCGATCCGACCATCGTTCCGACTGGCCCCCAAGTATCCGTCGGGGTTGCCTGGGTGCCGTCACTGCGTAAAAATGTGGTCGTGCTGCCGGTGAATCCGAGAGCGTTTGTCATGTGCGCGAGAGTGGCAGCGATCCCGTTTGTCTTGCTCGCGTCAACGGCCAGAAGGCCAGCGGAGGCAACGCTATTCAATACAGTCCCGGCGAGTGCGCCCACGATGGGATTGCCGTTGTAGGTCAGGAACGAACCATTGTCGGCCACCAGATTTGTCTGTCCGCTCAAAGATATGCTGCCCGCTACCGCTTCCAATACATTACTGCCATTGATTCGCAGCCGAATTGAAAACGGGCCAACGGCGTCCAATGTCAGATTCGTATTGGCGACCACAAACTTGTCCGAGTAGCCCTGTATCGAAGGTGCAGACGCCCCTCCCTCTTGCAAATTGAGCATGATGTCGCCTGTGGTGTTCGTGCGGAACACACTCAGGAATCCCAACGTAGATTCAAAAACAATTCCGTTGGTGTATGAGATGCCAGTCGTAACAAATCTTCCACTGGCAAAGTCAAAGTATGGGATCACGCCGGAAAGACCTCCGCTGAGGTCGTTGCCAGTTCCACCGTTAGCAACGGTTAACGGTAGGGTCACTGGCGAAGCCGACGCTTCGAGCACGCCGTTGGTGAAATAGAGGTTTGTTCCCAACGTCAGAAAGTTGGTGGTCAGGATGTTTTTGCGGTACGGATCTATCTGTCCATGCAGCGGAACGCAGCAAAGAAGAATCGCTATAATGTGTAGTAGGTATTTCACAACGCCTGCTCCCATCCGGTATCATTCGTTCCCGTGCCGGTCTTGAGCCAGACAGCGCCAGTGCTGTCATAGAAAACGGCGGGCCGAGTTGCGGTGACAACGCCGTTGGGATCGCCAGTCCCGAAAAATACCTGAGCCTCAGTCAGGCCGATACCAGTTGCCGCATCGTCGCGCAGATTCAGCAGCGTGAGCGTCGTCGCATCGGGAATGCCAACAACTTGGAAGTAGCCAGCCAGTGCGAGGTAAATCACTTGTCCGATGCTGAACACCGAAGAATCCTCAACGCTCGCGTCGGCGCTGCTGCCTTGTTCGGGAACGGTGAAGTCGGCAGTCAGGATAGTGCTGGCCGATGCACCGTCCGCACCATCAGCGCCGGGAAGCCCGTTGGTCCCCCTCGGTCCGGGAATCGACGTTGCCAAGCAGACTCTGGTTGGGAGAGCCATCTAAAACGTCCTTTCGAATGCGCGCGCGGGTTCGCATTTCACGCAGGCGTTCGGCTCCACATCGCTGGTGACGATAGCGCCAGCGGCGATCATTGCGCCCTCACCGATTCTTACACCGGGAAGCAATATGGCTCCTGCACCGATAGCGGCTCCATCTCCGATCCGAGGTGGCTGAGCATTGTAATCGGGATTATTGACACGCGGATACTTGTCGTCGGTCGCAGTCACGTTTGGACCGATGAACACATTGTTGCCAATGCGCGAGTTCGAAGGCAGGAAAACACCGCTGCCGATTCGTGTGTTGTTTCCAATGATGGTGCCGCGCCCGATTTCAGCCCCACTGCCAATTGAGCAATCATGGCCGATCTGGACATCATCGAGTATCACAGCAAAGTGCCAAATCTTTGTGCCGTATCCTATCTCTGCTGAGTCAGAGACGAAGTGAGTGATATTGTCGTTAAACCAGAGACTCATAGATTTTGGACATTTGAGCAGCCATGTCTTTTGATTCCGCAACGGAAGTTTTCTCTCTTGCCTCTGTTTTACCAGTTAATATCGCAAGTAACTCATCCGCCATCACGCGCTGATCGCCCTCTGTAATCCAAAAGTCCGAGTACGGATTCCCGCGATAGCTAATCGTTTTGGCCCCGCTCGCGTTAGCCTCAAGTGAGATTTTGTCGAAGTCGCCGTAGCGCACGAGGCCGATGTAAAACGAGGTCGAGCAAAAGGCGTTTCGTAGGTTCTCTGGAGAAAACACCTGCGGGCCGATGTAACTGTGGAACGAGCACCCGTTCCGATTGACCAGCGGAAAGAACCAACGATGCTGGTCTTTGGGCAGGTAAATCGCGTGGAGTCTTGCTTGATGCAATTCCTTCGTGATCCACGGCCACGCCATGAACAGATCGAGATACCACTTAATCTCGTACTGGTTCTCGGCGGTGAACACTGAAGGCGTCCCGGCGTATTTGCCGCCACTCACAATCGGCTTCCAGAATTCCTTATCGATCCCCATCGGGATGCATTCCACGCGCGTATTCCTGTCGCAAAGGCTTTTCCAGATCGCCTGATGCCGTGGCCAGAAGGTGACGGTTAGATCGCAATGCTGAAGCCAATATTGCGCCATCATCCACGGATCTCCGTGACCATACACAGCGCCGATGCCTGCTTCATACCCGCTGTGAAACATCACTTCTGGCGTGCCGTGGGCGACCCAAATCTTCGGCTTATCCGTGTGAAGATAGGCATCGGGCAAATGCGTATGGACAACGTGGATGTCAGCATTGTCGGCAGCAGGCCACGCGGCAGGATTGACGCAATCCACGAGAACGCTGTTAAGGCCAAGCGCAAGCTCTCCAGCCACCAGAGCAGCAGCGATGTTGTGCATCCCGCTGTTATTGATTAGGCACCAATGGGAGATTTTTGGCATTTAAGCGTTTAACTTTGCAATAATTTCCTTGGCCATTGGTCCAGGTTCCCAATCGTTATGTTCCCAAGACCAGTTGCCGACTTTGCACTGTGGCCGTTCGTCCAGTTTTGCAATGTGTGTTTCTTCTGGGCGCTTCCAGATGTGTTGTGTTGGCGGATCGCCTTCGCCGTCGAAATCAAATACAATGTAATAGTTGGCTTTCATCGGTATTCAGTTGCGACAAATATTCCAGTTCCGCCAGCACCACCGGGACGATTTACAGCACTAGCTGTTTCCGCAC